CTGGAGTTATAATATGGTTAATTGGAATTATCTGCAGCTAAAGTTCTCATTTCAGTTAAAACAAGATAAAACAGGTCTTTTTGGGATTCATTTATCTCTGACAACTTCATTTCTCTACCGAATACTTCCTTTACTATTTTCATTATTGTTTGAGCATTAGCTTTGTCTTCCGTTACAAGATTTTTCCAGAGTTCTGCAGCCTCGGTGCGAATCATATCAAAAGTCAATTCATCGTCCGTTTCAACTTCCTTCTTATCTACTACAACTGCTCCCTCATCAGCTTCTTTTTGTATAGCGTCGGAAATCGCTTGAACCAAGTTGTCATAGCCAAACGGAATCTCGCTTGGCAAGTGCTTAAGACGAGTACCAGCCATAATAGTTGGCGTGGCGCGAGTTATCAAAGTTCTCTCTGACTGTCCGTTTGGCAACCAAGAAGTTTTTATAAAACCGGTAACATCGACCAGTCTATTTACTACATCAGCTGCACGAGCGGGAATGGCAGGAGAAATTTTCTCAATTGTAACTACTTCATCCTTACCTTTGCCATTTTTAATTTCCTCATTTTTAACCTGCGCGTGTGCGATTATAACAAGACCGTAGTCCATCAAAGTAATTTTTCTCAAACACTTCTCAAACTCTCTCTTACAAGCTGCATAGCCGGCACCATAAGGTATGTCTCCTATTTTTTGTACACCGTTTTGAGAGCAGATATAATCTTCGCAAAGAGAATAGGCTTCTGCTACGGTATCAATAGCTATAGTATTATATATCTGCTTTGCCTCTGGTTTTTCAAGCTGACGCAAAACCAACTTAAAATCCGCCCATTTTTCTATTGGTTGAGCTTTTACTCCAGCAATAAAATTATAACCTTTTTCAAAAGCACAGAGCAAAGTATTTGGGATTTGAGCCGCGAACGTAGTTTTTCCGACTTTTGGCTCACCATATATACATATATACTTTCCTTTTAAGTCGCGAGAAATTACATTTCCTTGAATTGATAATATATCTATCATAAAAATCCTCCTTTAATACATGGTAAAAATTACTGGAGAGACAAGCTCTCCAGCTATTTTACGATAGTATATTAAAATCCGAAATCGTTCGTACCTGTACCGAATGAAAGGTCAACTTTCGTTTCAGTAGCTTTAGCAGCCTGCTTTGCGCGGTCAGCTTCAAGTCTCGCCTTGCGTTCGGCCAAACCGGCTTGAATATCCGCAACCTGAAACTCGTTTACTTCATCAAGTGGAGTCTGTGAACCGCCAGTAATCAATGCCTCTGATACATTAACTGTTCTTTCCGTAACCATTACTTCACCGAAATCAGAAGGAACTTGAGTTTTTTCGGTCTTTGCGGAAAAATTCAATCTACCAACAGCAGTATAAGTCTTACCATTATCCCAATATTGAGAAATCGCTTCTGCTACACGAGGTGAACCAGTATAGAAGCTGATAGCATCAACCTTTCCACCATACATAGGTACTGCACCTATAACTTTTATACGACCGGTTTCATTTCCTTCCCTGTCAACTTCCTCGGTTTTACTTACGACCATCATTTCAATTCTGAATACAGCTTGGCTGTCTCCGTTCTTGTGAGTTCTGGTCACGAACGATGCCTGAATACGGGGGAAAGATACAAGACGACCGTCTTGCGTATAATACTCGTTCATGCCAAGTCTTGCACCCTTTATACAAACCCAATCCGCTCCATTTTCTCCACCCGCAGCAGCGATACTAACTGCGTTTTCTGAAAGTTCTTTGATATTTTTATATGAGGGATTTATAGCACCGCTTTTTGTGTATTTACCGCTGAACATATGAACCGGCACTTCAAGTACAGTAGGCTTATCATTTCCACCAAGAGACTGAACGACTCTTACCTTAATAGTACCGCCAATAGCCTCTACCGTTGCACCATTTTTTGTATAATTTTTTGGCTCGATATCCATTTCTGACAAATAACCTGAAATCTCAACAACATTCTTTGCTTCTCTCAACATATGCACATTCTCCTTTTGTAAATTAAAATAGTTTAGTTTAGTTTAATTTTGTTCTCTTTACTTTCAGTCTGTTTTTAGACAAGGGAGATGTTCTCTCCCTTATTATCATTCTGCTTCAGAAACAAAGTTTGCACCATCGGGAGTAAGAATAGCGTAAGTAATAGTCTCATCGCCGATTTCCTCTTTTTGTCTCTCTACAAGTCCTTTCTTCTGAAGGTCTGTAATATTAGCACCTACTGAACGTACTGCTCTGCCGGTAGCCGCTACAATTTCCGGTACACTTATTTTTCCGCCTGCATTTTTGATACAATTAAATACTTCTTGTGACTTCTCTGTCAATTTTACATTTGCCATTATCAACATCTCCATGAATTAAAAATTTTTTTGAAAGTCATTTTTAACTTTCTATATATAGTATAGTATAAATTTAAAAAGTTTTCAAATTTTAGTTTCTCTTTTTTATCTGAAACTTTTTAACTTTATGTATATAGTATATAACATTTTTAAAAAAGTTTCAAATTTTTTAGTTCAGATTTTCCAAAATTTTCAACCTTTAAATCTACTTTACTTTACTTATAAAGTATAGCAATTTTTTTGTTTTATTTCAAATTTTCTTTTGTCTCGTGCTTTTCTGGTACTTTTCTTTCTTCTTGTTTTTGAGTGTCTTGTTTCTGAGGGCGCGATCTCAACTCCAATACGTGTCGAAGTTGAGAAGAAGTAAATAGAAAAAATAAATCTTTCATTATATCGCCCTCATTTTAAAACTTCAAACGTAACAACTTTAGATTCCCCAACGTCGATTAGTCTACCACCTTGAGCTTTCTTGCCGTGAATAGGTACTTGTTCAAGGGCTATTTTTAACTGATTTTTTTCAGTTGTTATAATTGCAGTTTTATCATCTGAAACTATAACAGAAAACCCTGTCATAGAATCGTCTTCCGTTAAAGTTTGTATGATATTGCCTTTAGTATATCGTGTAGCAATCTGAACTTCATCTTTTGGAACTCGTTTTCCATAGCCCTTTTGGGTAATGGTCATAAAAAATTTAGCATTATTTGGAATAATTTTAGCCGAGACTACGCAGTCGTTAGTATCGAGTTTTATACTACGTACACCTTTTGTAACTCTACCAAGAGGCTTCAGACTCTTTGTCTCACAAACCAATAAGTGTCCGTTTTGAGATAATATACCTACATTTTCATCGTTTAGAAATAAGACCGAGACTACTTCGTCCCCATCTTCAAGAGTTAAAGCCTTCAAAGACTTCCTTTTTGTTTCGTACTCCGAAAGAAGAGACTTTTTCATAAACCCGTTCTTGGTAAACAAAATAACATTTACAACTTCTCTTTTATTATAGGCGGTGATAGCTCTTATTTCCTCTCCTTCTGATAAAGCAATATGAGCTTCTATATTGGTTTTTTGCCCTATTGGGAAATCAGATGCAGGGGCAGAATAACACGTTCCATTTTTGGTAAAAACCATTACGGTATCAGAAGTTGTAATTGTCTTTGAATTGGTGATATATTCGTCTTTATCCATTTTGAGTTTAGCCCCTTTTCCGCCACGTTTTTGCACGTACAGATTAGAACTTTCTTCAACAAACAGATTATTCTTATTAGTCAAAGAAAGAGTTATTGTCTTTACTTCGATAGGTTCATCTTTTTCTTTTTCTACGTTCAGAATTACAGTTCTGCGAGCATCGCCGTAAGTGTCGCGTATCTTTATCAAGTCTTTCTCAATTTCTTTCTTAAAAAGGTTTTCATTATTTAAAATGTTTGCTATCACTTCTATTTGAGCTAATAGAGAGGATTTTTCATCTTTAAACTTTTGGACTTCCAAATGAGCCAAACGAGAAAGTTTAATGTCAAGTATAGCTTTTGCTTGCTCTTCGTTTATATGATAAGTGGTTTGAAGAGTCTTTGCTGCTTCAGCGGTAGTAACTGATTTCTTTATGAGATTAATGACATTTTCAATATCTTCAAGAGCAATTATAATACCTTCTACTATCATAAGTCGGTGACTAAGTTTGTTGTAATCAAATTCAAAACCTCTACGGTATACTTCTTTTTGATGGGTAAGAAAAGCGTTAAGCATCTCTTTCCACCCAAAAATTTTCGGGAAACGCCCGTTTTCAAGCATAGTAAAATTGATACTGAAATAAGATTGTAAGCTGGTATTTTTATAAAGATAGGTTATAGCCTTGTTGACATTTGCCATTTTCTTTAAATAAATTTTAATTAAGGGCTGTTGACCTGTTAAGTCGTTAAAACGTTCAAATAAAACGTTTTCGGAGTCGTTTAGAATATTTTCCAATTCCCCACATACAGTATTCGTATATACCCCAAACGGCATTTCTTTTACAATAAGGCAACGCTCATCAGAGTCGTACTCGATTTTCGCTCTCAACTTACAAGCCGCACCCGTACCATTTTTCATACTTTCCTTGACTTCTTCCTCGTTTAAGAGGAAACCGCCGGTAGCAAAATCGGGAGCACAATAAATATCTTCAAAAGTAACATCTTCATTCCATAATAATTTTATTAAAGCGTTGTTCATATCTTTAATATTATATTGCGGAACCGAACTTGCCATACCTATACCAATACCCGAGGTTCCATTTACCATGTTGTAAAAGCCCTTTGACGGCAAAACAGCAGGGTAAACTTTACTATTATCGTAGTTGTCTCGCCAATCTTTAATAGTATCTTTGTTAATATCTGAAAAAAGAACAGATGACAAATTAGATAAACGGCTTTCTGTATATCTCGGAGCTGCCCAGTTTCCACTTTCCATTAAAGTACCTGCGTTACCTTTTACATCTACAAGTGGGTAACGCATTGAGAAATTTTGTCCAGCGTGCATTATTACACCCACACAGGACGCATCTCCGTGAATGTAGTACTCGGCCATAGCCATACCAACAGCATTGGCGGTTTTCTTATAAGGCTTTGAGGCGATTAAATTGTGAGACAGCATAGAATAGAATATTTGTCTGGCAGATGGTTTAAGTCCATCTCTTACATCTACTAAAGCTCTTGATTGCAATACAGCTCCTGCGTATTGTAAGAAAGAATCTTCAATAACAGGTTTCATTTCAACAGTATTCATTTTATACCTCCT